GGCGGTCATGCCTTTACCTGGTATTTGTTCCCAGGCACATGCGACCCCAGGCCTTACATCATGTGGATCACGGTAACAAGCGGCGGTATAAACCACATAGGTTTTACCTTCAACCTGCACAATGTCATAAGGTTTATTAGGATTGTAAGGTTGCAATGATGCTTCAGGATAGGCTTCTTTTAGTTGCGCTATTCTTTCAGCCACATCAACATAATCATTCATGTTCATTATCTGTTTTCCTTATCCCAAAGATTAACAACCTTTTCCATTAGGTATTCATTGTCGGCTTCAAGCATCTTTTGGCGCATTGATGGATGTGTTCTAACTGTAAATTTTTCCACCTTTACACTTGATTGTTTAGCATCTTGTAAGCCACGCTTGTAGCCACTCTTAAATCCTTTGTCGTAGCCATTTTCAACTGCGACCATCCAAGTAACACCAATCAATAGTGCTACTAATGTAAATAAGGTAATTGTTATCAACCACCCATATATTTCAGAGTTCATATTTCACCACTTCCTTGAACTTGTCTAACCAATAGGCTTCAACCATTTTGGCTGATAGCCTTCCTCTAATCTGCCTAGCACCAATTGATTTTTTGGCATGTTGGCGGATTAAAGAAGCCTTAATAAAATGCTTACGCTTTTCATCAACATAAGCACCTGATTGTTTGTCATATTTGACTAATTCCAACTCATTACCTTTTCTAATTCAGCCGGTAATTCAACCGGATCAACATCATTTATCACCTGATAAACAGTGCCATTTGGATGTATAGATGGTGGCAACACAACATAACCTTTGTGTTTAATATCTATACCTGGTATTAACTTGCCTTTGAATTGCTTTGTTTGATCGGCAAGGTAATAAAAGTGATAGCCGTTATCTGTTTTAACTGTATGCGTATTACTAGTTACACATATCCGGCGGTATTGTTCCCATAATATTCTTGATGAAATATTGCGTATATCAAAATCTAAAACTACAAGATTTGATTGCACAATGGCTAAGCCAATATTTAATTCAGGATCATCCTTAAACCATTTTTTAACCATTGATTTATCATTACTAGCATCAAGGTATCCATGCCTTAAAAATCTACATGGTTCTTTAGATTGTGGTTTAAGTGGTAGAACCCACCAACCCTTTTCTGCGTAGGCTAAAGCGTTCATGCGTACACCCATGACCCGCGATAGTTAGTTGTAAAACAATATTGACCAACCGCGTTATCAAAAGAAATACTGTAATCATATTTATTTTGCTTCAAAAACTCAGTAGCCAATATTGCAGAAGCATAATTTTCTACCCAGTAAATAAACAAATGTGACCAACAAATTGAATCTTCAAAGCGATCCTTCTGAGTTAGCCAATCTGATTCAGTTGCCCATTCCATTTGGGCTTGCGTTAAACCTTCAAACTGATTCTTTGTAAGTTTCATTAGTGGTTTACCTTTTGGTTGTGTACATACTCAGCCAATAAACCAAACAATTTAGATTTTAATCTACGCACCGCATCATCAGGTGTTTTGCCATAAGATGAAAATTCACCTAACACATTTGATGTTAATGCAACATAATTATCTTGATCTTTTGCGTAATGAAAATCAATCTTAGTTTGCAATACGCTTTCAATGGTTGTCAGCATTATTTATTCCCTAATCTTTTATATTCTTTTACTAATTTTTGTCTAAGTTTTTCATTGCGATTTTCTATTGCATCATTTTGTGCATCAGTTAAAAGATCGTTGTACTCAAAATGTACAAACCAATCAAACAATGTATCAATTTCATCAATTGTAAGTTTCATTATGCAATCCTTCTTACATTTGGATAATAACCTGCAACAATGTCATTTTCTATGTGTGTTATTACTTGCAATGGATATGAATACCATTTGGTCATATCAAATTTTTGTGTATAACCATTTTTGACAACTTCATAACTAACATCACTTAAAACCATGATTGTTATTGTTTTAAGTGAATTTTGAAATATAGCCATAATGTCAGCCTTTGGTGACATGTCATTTGTAACTTGTACCTTCATAATTAACCCCTTCCGGTCAATTGCGTTTGTAAATGCAATTGAACACTAAGGGGCTGACAATTACAAGCACATAAGCCGTATTTTGGCTAAATGTGACCTAAATCACCCAAAGGCCTTACCCATAGCCACAAATGAACCATCAACATTAAAGGGGATCATCTCTGCGCTTACATTACCACGCTTAATATGGATAATTACCGCGCCGGCCTGCCAATTGGCGTAGCCTTTGGTATAGGACATCTTTTTTAGGTCACAGGTGTGACCACACTCTATGCCTACTAAAACACGCTCTAAACGGCCATTAAAGGCTTCTGAAGCACATGTATAGCCCAACCTGTGCGTGTGTCCCGAAATTACTGAACGCCCCCACCTTTTACTAAGGTTAAGCGCGGTTTGGCCGGCTATGTTAGATATGACCCCTTCATCCCCATGACACAGTACAAAGTTAGTACCAGGTATCGCATAAGGTTGTTTTGCATAATGGATTCCAAGATCATTAAAGCCCATGAAATTTGCATACTGTAATTCAGGTAATCCCATAAGCCCTGGGATGCGCTGTAAAGATTTGTACAATCTATCGGAATGGTTTGATCTACTAACTACATCAGTTTTTAGATCATAAAGAATGTTTTGGCAGGTAGTACGATCTTCATCAAGGGTCTGCATAAATGATTCAGCCTTGCCATCACTAAACCTTGAAATAGTATTGAAATCCATTTCATCACCAGTATTAAGAACTAAATCAAACTTAAAGGCATTGACCAACTTTTTTAGGTTGGTGATTGCTTCATTAAATTGAAATGGAACTTGCATATCGCTCACTACTAAATAGCGTGCATTAAATGATTTATCTCGCTTAATCGTTATCCTCATCTTCTGTTGGATCAATTCGGGGAATGATCTCAGTGGGTTGATTACTTGGATTGATCCAATCAGGCATTGATGCACCGGGTTCTGTGATTAACCAAAATGCAACTTCATGGCTAAAACCGGCAGACTTAGCCGCCCTAAAAAGTTCATTTAAGGTTATGTAATGATTTTCTAATTTGCTCAACGCTTCAGCCTTGCGTGGCGTGCGCCGCTTACGCTGTGGTGCTTTTCTAGGTTTTTTAGTAGCCATAACCACCAATTTCAGATCATACGATTCCGCGTATTGCTCTTTCAACACCTTCTTCAAGGCTAATCTTCGGCGTGTAGTAATCGCTCATCATACTAGGATCACCAACCCGATAGGCCACACCTGCCGGCTTGTCGGTTAATATTTTGAATCGCTTGGCAGGTGTTTTCTCATATCCCAGGGTATTCAAAGCCATAACTGCTAAATCTAAAAATGTTGTAGCCCTGCCTGTACATAGATTAACTGTTTGATTGCAGTTGTTTTTAACCATCTCAATTACTGCATCCACTATGTCATCAATGTGTATAAAATCTCTAGTAGTAGTTGCCTTACCCCATATCTCAAATGGGTTAAGGTTCATTATTGCGCGTTGAATAATTGCAGGAAATGGATAATCTAAATCTTGATCAGTACCGTATCCGCTAAATGGTCTAAGAGTTAATACAGTTGTACCTTCTTCACGCAAGTAATTCATTAACATTTCACCGGTTAGTTTTGACCAGCCATAGGACATATCAGGCTTGCCTATGTTCTTAAAATTTATATCCTTTTCTTTTAACTTACGCTTCTTAGATAAGGTTTGTAGATCAGTTGGATAAGCGGCTGATGATGAAAAATAAACAACATAAGGTTGTTCAGTTCTCATAGCCCAACCGGCAAATTCAGCATCAATGGCTAGATCAACTGCTAATGCCAATGGTTCATTTTCAATCATCATGCGGCCACCCACTAAAGCGGCTAGGTGAATTACAAGATCATATTGTTTTTTCTCTAACTGAAAGAACTTACGGCAATCAATTCCAGCCTTCAAATCTACAAGGGTTAAATTGGCATTAGGTAAAGCACGCCTAAAAGCCCGGCCAACAAAACCATGTGATCCAGTGATCAGTATATTCATCTAAATTTTCTTATTAAACTTGCATATTCCATATCTGATAAATACTTTTGTAGTGTTAGTAAATCTTTTTCGTACCATTTAGGTTGATTAACCCTTTCATAACCTTCATCCATTTGAGCCTTACCGGCTATCGGGTGCATGTGTTCAATAATCACATCAGGTAAATACTTTAGGTATTCTAAATCTAGGCCTAATTGTTTTACAAAATTATCAAAAAATAAATGTACGCAACCTGGAAATGTCATACCGCGTAGTTCATTAACTAAATCTCTAGTCATGCCATAGGCTGTTGGTAGATTCGCACCTTGTAACAAATCATCACCATAAACTATTCCAGTGTTAGTGCCTAACGCCTGAATAAAGGCTTTATCCCAACCCGGCGTTCTAGGAAGGTGATCATCACCCATGAAAACAAAATAATCATATAAAGGATATTTAGTAATATCCAAAAGAAGAACTGCACCGGTATTAAGAGATTTAGCACAACCACCTGTTTTATTATCCGCCGGTAATTTTTTATAGTTCTCACTTTTGGCGTACTCATTCCATTTAGGATCATCATTATCTATGACAATATAAAGGTCGGCTTCTGCCCCAGTATCTTTGAACGCCTGGGCTAACCTTTCGGCATTTTCAGGCCTACCCCTACTGGGTACAACCACGCACATCTTCATGGCAATAGGGTAAGGGATAAGGCTGACTTACTTACTTAGATATAAGAATTTGATAAAGCGTGTCTAACTTATCTTCTATGCGTGCAACCCGGCCTTCTAGGTTATGGCCACCATTGCCATCAGGTTTTAACTCACTTAGATAATGCTTTACAAGCCAACGCACTGAAGCAATAAATGATCCAACTATTGTGACAAGAGATACGACTAATGCCATCCAATCATTTGCGGTCATTTGCTATTTATGCCAAATTTTTGATCTTGCGGATCAAGATAGCGCATCAAAGGGGCAACTACCGCACCTGCCAAAATTGCAAATTCAGGGCGTACATCAGCAACTAAAGCCAATACTGTTGTAACGGTTGCAACCGCTACGCTTCTTAGGTATGACTTGAAAATCTCTTTTTGCTTCTTGTTAATTGTCATTCTAATCCTAACTCTTTGATTTTCCTTTTAACTTTATTATGATCTAACGCAATCTCAAAGTGCATTTCATCTTTACGCTTCTTGTAATTGCCGCCCCAGGCCAAACCGTATTTAGTTATTAACAGGATAATCATATTACTTTGTTCCCTAGTAAATGTATTTGACTTGCCCAAAGGATGCTTAATTGCATTTAAGTCAATGGCAGTGCCGGATGAGTGATTACTTAATACCTTCTCTGATCCCCTGGTCATGCGGAAAGCAAAACCCCAATCATCTAATTGGCCTTGATCAATGGGTTCTACTAACTCATGGAACTCTTTAGCAAAATTAACAAGTAAGGGTGCAACCGCTTTGGCACATGCAAACTTAATTTTTGTACCCGGTACTGTAAAAGATTCAATGCCTAATGCCTTACGATCCTCACTAGCCGGCCAACCATTAGGGCTAGTGAGTTCTCTGATCGTTGCCATGACTAATTACAAATCATAATTATTGTGCTATAAACCTAAAGCCCTTAAATCATCCGTAGTTAAACCAAGTTTTGCAAGTTTACCTTCGGCTGTTGCTTTGGCTTGCGCCTTTGCTTTTTCTTCGGCTTTTTCTTCTGCGTATTCTGCTTGATTTACTTTATACTGAGCGTACTCTTGATCTGTCATTTCTCTATCTATAATTTCATTTGTTTGTGTGTTGTATTCTCTAACCATTGGTTTATTCATTATTTCACCCCGTATAAATAAATAGTTCCACTTAAACTTCCTGCTGATGCATTTATTGTAAGACTTGTGATTGCACTTGTTCCTGTGTGAACATGTCTGCACAGATAATCTCTAAAAGTAACTCCGGTATCTGGAAAGCCTGTTCGTGCAACGCTTACTGCATAATGATTTTCCGCAGCAGCATATCTGTAAATCTCTACTTGTGTATAATTTTTAGTGTTCCAAGCACTACTGCTGATTGTTTCGCATATTCGCCCATTACTTACATTTTGATGATTAAATGTACCGCCATAACCTTGCGTATAGTAAGTATTGTAATTTCCACTTGTTGTATCACCATTGTAATATAATTGAATTGAACAATCAGAACTTGAAATTATGTTTCCAACAAGAAACAAATTAACATAGGTTTGATCTAGTGATGAAATAGTGGTGCTTGATCCCGATAATGTAGTTGTGGCTAATAAAGTCATACCACCGCTTGTAGCCGTCGCACCAGCACCTTTAATAAATATTGCGGCAGAAGTGCTAGTAAAATCTAATGTACCGCTTTCATATTGTGCTAATGCTAATGATGCAGATGTATTAACTGTGGCTGTACCGGCTGTAATTGTGCAAACTCCAGCACCTAGATTTGTTATTTGAACCGTATCACCTGCCGCAAATAAACCTGTATTAACTGTAATAGTTGTAGCACTGGTAGATGTCATTGATATTGCACTACCGGCATCAGCCGCTACTAGAGTGTAACTTGTGGTTTTAGCAGATGCCGCGCCACCTAACATTGCCGTTTGTTGCAGTGATGTCATTTGGGCGGCGGTAAGAACCTGCCCTACGCTAAATGTTTGTTTTGCCATTTATACATACTCCCTAATAAGCCAAAGAATCTTCATCTAAAATTCCATCAACGGTAGAGTCTAGCAAAAAACCTGACGCAAAAGGCTGAGCGCAAGTAAAGGTTACTAAAAAAGATTTAGGTGTTATTTGATAGGTAAGGCCTGCAATTACGCTATCTGTGACTACATTTCCCGCCGGCAAGGTTTGAGTAACCTGAATTGGATCAAACATATCTAAATTCAAAGCGGCTACTACCCGGCTTGGATCATTCTCACCATAGGCATCAACTGTTAATGAATTAAGTTGGATGTCCACACCTTGTTCTTTTCGGGATGCAATGATCATTTGTGCTTGATTTAACGCATCTAGTTCGGTCTGCATTATGCCGCTTCTAATCCGACTATGTTGGAAATAATCATCAATGCTTGCAGTATCGCTAGCAGTTTGACCAGTTAATCCTGTTGGTGTAACCGTTACCTTGTTAATCATTTGATAATCTGAAATATCAAATTCAACTGCCTGATAGGTAATATCACCTGATCCTGGTACATCACTAAACTCAGTTAATGTGCCACCTGATGCAACTATGATGTCATTGCGTGATAGGAATTTTGCATGACCGCGTTGATCCATATAAAACGCGCCCAGGTCTGTACCCTCTACGACCTGACACGCACCCAATAATGATCTTGATGATCCATCATCTACCTGCACTGTTGTAGTTGCAGTAGTTGAAATATTACGCATACCGCCTGGCCATTCCCCGGCATCTAATAAACTTGTAATTCTTTGGGCTGTTGTTTGTCCGGCAGTACCACCGCTAACAGATGTAATAGTTGTTAAGTTGAGTAATTGAAATCCATCTACGCAAGATAAGGTTACATAGGCTGGATCAAATCCAGTAGGGCTTTGGTAATTCCATTCCTGTACATACATAGAACCTAAGTTATATGTTGTGCCTAGATATTCTGCCATAAAGCGAATCTTGCGCATAGGTTTAATTTTGCCGTACAAACTAGAACCGGTATTGGCTGGATTAAACTGACCTGTTTCATCCACAAATGTAATGCGTGCCGTACCACCTGTAAATGAATCTGATGATCTATTAAAGGCACGGCGGATATAACATTGAGTTACAAAGGATGTTATATCTACTACATCTGCGGCGGCAGTACCTAATACTGATGAATCTAAAGGTGTTGCAGGATCATCTAGTACAAGGCTCGGATCAAAACTCGCGCCGTTGCTAAAATCTATCTCTGCCTTAAATATTGCGGCTGGCATTATCTTCCTAAATTAGTTAATTGAGTTACTGCACCTGATCTATTTAGGTTATACAAAGCATCCTGGATTACAGATTGTAATTGGCCTTCTGATATAACCGATCCGGCTACATTTATATTAACGGTAGTACCCATGCCACCCATTTTATCTAATGGTATAACCGCTTCTGCACCGGCTTCACCAATCATTGCAAGTGTAGGGCTATTTACAATTCCACCTTCTGCCATTAGTGGTATGCCAAGCCTTGCCGCACCACTTTCCTTATATCTTTCAGCCGTAATATCTGCGGCTGTCATTCCTTTGTAACCAACAGTGCCAACTAATTTTTTTCCTAAGTCTGTAAAATAACCAGGATCAAACATATCTTTAGCCGGTTCATCATCTTGTTGTTTTTTCTTTTTATTTATTTGATCTAACAACGCCAACATTTTGCGTAATTCCTCATTAGCCTGGAATAAAACTCCCAAATAAAGCAAAACTTCTGCGGTAGTAATACCCCATTTTTTAGCCAACATTTCAACTTCGGCAGTGGTGATTTGTCCATCCTCAATAACCTTTAATACATCTGCATATCTTCCGGCTTCATCAACTGCGGCTTTTGTACCATCAGATAATTTTTGTAATAGTTTGACACGCAACTCATCCTCACCGGATAATTTACGGCTGAGCGCAACTTGTAAATTGATCTTATCAATATCAAACATAGCGGCTAGTTCATTCTTCTTCTTATCTAATGCTTCTTGTGCGCGTTTTTCTGCGGTTAAACTTTTTTCTCTACGCAAATTATCCGCTTGAATTTTCTTTAACATTTCAGCATAAGTTAATTGTTTTTTACCATATATGCGTTGTTTTTCTAAAGCATCAATAGTTAATTGTGATAAACCTAAATAACCGCGTTCTTGCAAAGTTCTTTGTTCTCTTATGTCAATACCGCGTTTTTCTATTTCTTGCAATGTTGTACTTTCGCCTATTAAGGTTTCCAAACCAATAAGAGTTGCGTCTATTGCGGCTTGACCTAAACCTTTTGAAAAGAATCCAACATTTATATCGGCCAATTGTGTTGCGGCTTTTTCTAATTTAACGCCAAATACATCTAGGTTATCTGATCCAATTGCTATGAAAGATGCGGCGGTTAAAAATCCTTGCCCTAAAGTTTCGGTAGCCTGACCTGCGCTAATTTGAAATGATTTTAATTTGCCTGCAAATGAATTGGTTTGTTCTTCGGCTGATCCGGCATACTTATCTAAATTCTGCATTAACTTTACAAAGCCCATTGATTTTACTTCTGCGGCTGTAAATCCAATACCTAACGCGGTTATAGATTTGTAATTACCTATCGCCGCTTTATTTATAGCATCAAGTACCATATTTAAATCAGCCCCAGTACCGGCTGATATATCTAATGATTTACTTAATAATGTTTGCGATATATCCAAATCCCCGGTTTGAGTGATAAGTTGGCGCAAGGCAGGAACTAATTGATCTTCTGTAATGTTTGTAGCGCGTTGTAAATCGGCTATAAATATTTTTACACCCGGCAATTCAAACTCTTGCCCAATGCTTCTTAAACTAAGTTGTAGTTGTTTATCTAATCTTTCCTGCGCTAAAGCGGCTTGTATAGAGTTTTTTGTAAATATGGCTAAACCTGCGGCGGCGGCTATTCCACCGGCTTTGGCGAAAGCCTGTAATCTAAATGATCCAGTTGCAACTACTTTATCAAAACCCTTTAATTCTTTTGTGGCACGCTCTAGGCCTTTTTTATCAAACTTAGTAAGGAAGTTAATTGCAACATACTGACTTAATGCCATGTTTAACCCCTAAATTTTTCGCCTAGATATTTTTTAAGCACACCGTATAGATTATCATTTACTTCGCCACCTAATTGTTGTGATGCCCTGTAAATCAATCTTTTTTCTTTATATTCTTGTGATTCAGATGTACCTTGTAATCTGCCAATAAAAGATTCACTAGCATTAGGGTTACGACTAATACGCCTAGTTTTACTTCTTGATTTTGATGTACCAAATCCTGCCAACTCATAAATTATACCTGGTACAGATTTGTTAATTACCGCTAATGCAGTTACAGAAAATGTAGTGCCTTTAACTCTTTGAACTTTAGTTTTAGCCGAACTAACTCTTATGCCGCGTCTAACTTCTGTTTGTGACCACTTCCAACGGCTTCTTTTACTTTCGCCAAAAGTTCTACCCCTATGTGCTTGATCATTAGCCCATCCCCATGCAGGTGGGTATGAAGGTTCAACATCACGCCATCCTGGAAATGGTGAGTGTGGCACAAAGTCTTGTGCCAATTTTGCCACAGGCTTTACGGCCTTAGTTAATTCTCTTCTAAATTCTTTGTGTAAATCAGGTTCTATTTTTTTCATAGTCGCCATTAGTTCATCTAAATTTTCAACATAGATAGAAGGCACTGCGGCTAATGATCTCGTTCGGCCAGGTAATCTTGCATACAAAGGTCGCATTATTTCCGCCTAACTGTTGCCTTCTTGTTGTTGTAATAGCGTTCTTGCAAGATGGCTTTAATTGCTGAATAAATCGCTGGATCAACTTCTAATAAATCTTTAGGGCTGATTCCGGTACTTACCGCCACAGATGCGATTTCGTAAATTTGGCCGTGACGGTCTATCCATTTTTTGAATCATAAACCAAGTCAATATCTGAATACTGATTGATGTAATCATCACCAAAGGCTAAATCAGTTTTACCGGCATCTTTTTCTAAACGCCATCCGAACCACCACAAATCTGATTCCATTTGTAGTTCACTTAATCTCTTACGCCATCCTGTCTTAAATTCGGCTTCAAAAGCCACCTTAGCAGATGGCGTAAGATCATAAGTTAATTTTTTACCATCTTTTTTAACAATTTCAATCTTGTGCATTGTCCCACCCTTTTCTTTTTACGCGCTTGTTGATTTTGTTAATGCAGTTACAGGAAGCGACACGGAAACGCTTGCTACCGCATCCACAGCACCATTCACAGGTGTCCAGGATGAAATAAGGCATGACATTGTGTAACTTGGATTGGTAGCAGATACCGTACCTGATACTGGTATTAACTTAATATTAAGTTTTGTACCTAGTGCATCTTCAAACAGTGCGTTCACTGATGCTGATGCAAAATCATTGTACAGTTCTAGATTAAGCGTTGGTCGCTCAATTCCACCAATCATATTTTGAACGGTGTCGTTCATTGCAGTGATCTCTACCTGATCAATTTCGCGTGCAAGGCTTACAGTGCTGACATGATCAGTAATGGTAGATGTTCCAACAATCACGGCAACTTTATTACCCATAAATATGGCCATATTTTTCCTCTCGTACTAACCTATCAACTCTACTGAATATTGATAACTTAGGTAATCAATATTAGCGGATGTTATTGTTCCAGGGCTTGCAGACACAACCCTGAGTGTTTGTACAGCACCACCTAATGTTTTATCAACTTCAACGGCGGCTTTAATTGAAGTTGAACCGGATGAAGCAAGTAGCCCATCCAATCTTTCCTGCCCATTTCTTTCACTCATTCTACCAACTACAACAATAATCTGACATGATGCAGAATCAAAGCCTCTATTTAATGTGTAATCATAATTCATAGATAATTGACCAACTATTGCAAAAGCATTGTTGGTTGGTATGTTTGTAGAATCAGGCACATAATCAAATACACGCATACCGCTAATTGTTT